GTTTATTACCGAGCATTTTGGCAGAACTCAAGCAGTTTCGTAAAAAAGCTAAAAAAGATATGGCGGCGGCGACGGGTGCGATGAAGGATGTGTACAATGGTAAGCAGTTGGCGTACAAGGTGTCAATGAACTCTGTATATGGTTTCACTGGGGCTGGTAAAGGTATTTTACCATGTGTACCCATCGCATCCACGACAACTTTTAGGGGTAGGGGTATGATTGAGGAAACCAAAGCTTATGTGGAAGCTAATTTCCCAGGTGCCAAGGTAAGGTACGGTGACACGGATTCAGTAATGGTGGAGTTTGATGTGGGTGGGCGCACTGGTGAGGAGGCTATTAAATATAGCTGGGAGTTGGGTGAGAAGGCGGCTGATGCGTGTAGTGCCCTCTTCAAGAAACCCAATAATTTGGAGCTTGAGAAGGTGTATTGGCCCTACTTTCTCTATTCAAAAAAGAGATACGCCGCCAAGCTGTGGACAAAGGGTAAAGATGGAAATATGAATATGGACTATATTGATGTCAAGGGTCTACAACTCGTTAGGAGGGACAATACACCACATGTGAGGGAGGTGTGTAAAGAGTTGCTGGATGTCGTGCTCACATCTAATGACCCCGGTCCACCCAAAGAGTTGGCACAGCAGAGGGCTAGGGAGCTTCTCTCTGGAGAGGTTTCAAATGAAAAACTTATTCTCAGCCAAGGTCTATCAGATTCTTATAAGGTGGATGGAAAGGCTGTCTCCATCACGAGTTCCCAAAGTACACAGATTAACCAAGCTCACGTGCAAGTCGTTAATAAGATGAGACAGCGTAAGCCCGGGTCTGAGCCACAATCTGGTGATAGGGTTCCCTATTTACTGACTAAGACTGATAATCCAAATGCCAAAGCATTTGAGAAATCCGAGGATCCCAAATTCGTGGTGGAGCATGGTGTACCCGTGGACTATCACTACTACTTCATGAATAAGTTTCTAAACCCTGTATGTGATTTACTTGAACCCCTATTTGACAATACCAAACAAGAAATTTTTGGTGAAATCATATCTGAGCACAAACCCCCTGCAAAAAAAAAGGAGCCAGCCCTAAGCACTATGAAAAAGGACCAACTCGTAGAGGAGTGTAAAAGACTGCATCTGGATGAATCAGGAAATATGACTGAACTGAGAGCACGAATTAAGGGAATGAGAGAGAAACAAAATTCTGTGGAGGACCTATTTAAAAACTACACGCAAAATATAAATAAGTCATCATGAGTGTCAAAGATAAGATTACCAAGATTGTCTCGGATAACATCAAAAAGCTTGTCAGTGAACACCTTCCCCAACTTATTGAGGAAGCTGTGAACGAATGTATTTATGAGGTGGTTGATGATGAAGTGTCTAAGTATACGAATGATAAGGTGAGTAGTACTTTGGAGAATATTTCAAAGGTGCACGGTATACCCCTAGACCTACTACTTAGGGATATACCAACAAGTGACAAGATAGGTATATGCAAGGGGGTGAGGGGATCCAAGAGGTGTATTTTCAAAGGTACCCATGATGGATATTGTAAATTCCACAAGGCCCAAGGTGAACGCATAAAAAAGCGTGAGCTTCCAAGTGTCAATTTACATACCCATGGTACTGATAAAATGTTTGTGAAGGGGTGTCCCGGATGTGAATGTTCGGGTTCTAAGGAACTTATAGATTTAGGTTCACTATTCAATAATGAGTAAATCAGGTATTCTACTAACATCTATAAACACATTCTACAACGAAGAAAAGAACCGAACTAAATTATTAACAATTCTAGACAAGACGAGTGGTATCTCTCTAAGAAATTTGGAGTGGTTCATCACAAACTATGCAAAAAAAAATAACACATCCTACACCACTAGGGATGGCAAGTTATTCACAGTTCACTGTGCGTACAAGTCGAGTCTAGATGGCTACAGTAAAAAATTATTTGACCCTTTCTGTCGGGCGGAGAAGTTCTCCTATACAGTTCCGGGTACATCTCATGAAATCCAAACAACTTTGGCACAACTGAATTTCATCAAATGGTGTATAAAAAATAACATCATAGACTACATCTCTACAAATAAGAAATCCCTATTTAATAAGCAAGAGACATGAAGCCATTTTCAAAAATAAATGTTTGGTACCCCGTATAATACATATGAAGTGAGTATGTTTTAGTGCTAATATCCACAAGTGAATCTTCATTTGTATTGAGTTTAACTTGTATACTCGTTTTTTCTGACTTTATCTGACTGAAATCCAAGTTTCCCGATGGCTCCACATTAATTGGATTCATCGAGAAACTATACGTGTAAATATTCCTATATGGCCTAGCCAATCTATTGTGGAATGGTATGAGGTATTTGTAATAATTATGATTTGTCCTAGATACATTTGGCAATTTATTACCATTTATAAAGAAACTCGCATTGTCCAATATTGGGTAAAAAAATGTCTGCACCTCGTCAAAATTTACATTGGATGAAAAATTAAACCTATTTTGATAGTATCTACTTTCATCACTCGTTGGATCACCTATGGATACCCTCTCATCTTCAAATTGAGTATTCCTCAAGAACCAGTGAAAACACTTGACTGGAATATCTGGTACAAGATTTGTCTGTATAACATCTTTACCAATTTCACTTACCGTCGTTGGGTGCTTTTTCACCAAGTCTGTTATGAGGGTCTGTCTCTCCTTGACGATATAATTTCTCTCTTCTGGACTGACTGTTATCTCCTCAGTGATGAGATTAAACGACTGTATGTAGATGGGTGAATCCCTATCAGTAAAGAAAGAGGGTTCATGAAATTCCAAAATAAACTCAATTTTTTGGCGATGTATGGCACAGATTGGAAAGTATGGTCTATTTGGATTGTTTGAGGAATATTCATCACTGGCAAACTTTCTAGCAAAGAAAAAGTGTAAAGGTACGACTAGGTCGGCGTCTAATTTTGCAATGTGTGGATTAAGTGTGGAGTCATCATAACCCAAATTCCTATTTACAAGAAATCTATTTGCTACTTTTTCTGAAACTTCTAAATAAAGCTCATCATAAATAATTCCCCAATCATCATGAATTTTTTCAATTTCAATACCATCTACAACCATGGCTACACTTTTGAGTAGGTGTCTACCCAGCTGATCTGCATAATTTCCATCATCAGGGTTTATGAGTCCGGGCATTTTGATACTCAGCCACATATTACTCAACAAGTCACCCATATTTTGGGGTTTAAATTCAGCTTTTACAGTATATCCAAATGGCCAATTATTTAGTTGTGAGGGGTTTACGATATTCCTACTCCTATGATACTTTCTAAAATCGGAATGCCTCCTCACACCATTATCATTGAATAACGACTCTTCTGGATCCTTAGAAAGTAGATGAGTATCTTGCTTCCCAATAGCTTTTAGGGAAATCTTAGCAGCTTCACCCATACTTATCTATTGTTTATATATTTTTAATATCCATTTTCCACATATCCACATGATCAGTTTGTATCATAATTTTCAGATCCTCCCTCGCTTGGATAGCATCCTTAATCAGACTCCTAACGCGCTCCTCTGTGTACTCAACAGTCTTGGTATTTAGGAGATAGTCAAAACTGCCCTCAATCTTGGGAAAAATCTTACTCATTTGTTTTTCCAAGTCCTGCTTCTTCCTCTTAAAAATCACTAGGGTTCCCTCAATCACCATAGACACAAACTTGGACTTGTGTCCACATAGGTCAGCTCTCCTCTTGAGTACATCAATGAGGTGAGCCTTCCTCTTCTTGTAGTGCTCTAGGCGGAGTTCCACAAAGTCTTTGAGAATCTCTTCAGGGTTAGAGTATTTGTGGATACCCCTCGTTGGGTGGAAGAGATGCATATTGGACACATGGAAAGTCTTTCTCAATTTGAGATCCTTCACAATATCCTTACCCACATACCCCAAGATTTCAAAATCCACACTCTCAGTAGTACTATTGTTTGTGTAACTGTCAATCTTCTTCTTCTCCACTAGACCATCCAAATACTCCTTATAATCTTGGGTCCAGCGACCAGGTGGAAGTTCAGACACTTTGATTTTTGAAGCAGACTCTACCCAAACACCATCAGTCACCCAAAGTCCACCATCATCCTTGTACACCTTACCCTTGAAGCCCCTAAACCAAGGCTTCATTTCCACGAGGTCCTCATCTCTGAGAATTCTTTGAATATTCTCTTTGATATCCTCGGGGTTGAATGGTGGTACATAACAACTGAAACCCGTACCAATACCCTCAGTCCCATTGACTAAGACCATTGGGAGTGTGGGCATGTAAAAGTCTGGCTCAATCATTCTCCCATCATCATCCAAATAGTTGAGAATGGCGTCATCCCTAGGGTCAAAAATCTTCCTCGTCTCTTTGGAGAGCTTTGTGAAAATATACCTCGTTTGGGACGCATCCTTACCACCCATCAACCTGGTTCCAAACTGACCACATGGTTCCAATAGATTGATGTTGTTAGAACCCGTATAGTCATTCGCCAGCTTGACAATCGTATCAGCTAGGGATACCTCACCGTGATGGTACGAGCTCTTCTCCGCCACATAGGCTGCCAATTGGGCCACCTTCATTTCATCCTTGAGATTCTTTTGGAAACAAGAAAACAAAACCTTTCTTTGAGAGGGTTTGAGACCATCAGCCATATGGGCGATGGATCGCTTGAGATCTGCGAGACTGAAATTCACCAAATCTTTGTGGACAAAATCAGAAATACTCAACTCTTTGACATGCCCATATGGAACTTCCAATTCTTTGGCATCCTTCGCAGTGTTTGTCAATAGCCAAGTTTTGCGAGCATCCGCCTTGGTCTTGTCAAACGCGAGAACTATGGATTCATTCGTCATAGTGTCCATATCAAACTTGACTGTGAGGTCTTGAATCTTCTTGAAATATTCCCTCGCCTCTGCCGATGTGGAGGTACCCAAACCCTTGTAGTATTTAATTTTCCATCCAGGTTTGCCATCTTGGTACCAGGTCCTAAAAGCCGAGTCAGTGTAAAATGATTGCGTCTCAGAACCCTTTATAGCCTTGATGATTGGGGTCACCATACTCACTACAAAATTGAAATTGAGGAGACTTGGCCAAAAGTAATGAATCATATTTAGGATGAGACCCTTGATGTGACTCCCATCATTATCAGCGTCAGTCATTATCATGAGACGACCATAGCGAAGCTCGGAAACATCCTTGTACACCTTGTCTTGTTGGAGACCCAAAATCTTTTTGAGATCACTGAATTCCTGGTTGGATGTGAGTTGGGCAACCGAAACATCCCTCACATTCTTACACTTACCACGGAGTGGGAACACCCCATAGTAATCCCTACCCACCACAGAGAGACCGGCAACTGCTAGAGTCTTTGCAGAGTCACCCTCCGTCACGATGAGGGTACATTTACTAGAATGTGTGGTACCAGCCTTGTTTGCATCATCCAATTTGGGAATCCCAGTAATCTTAGACTTTCTGGCACCATCCGACTTTTTGAGCTCCTTCATCTCCTTAAACTTGGAGAGGGCTAGGAGTTCGTCTTGGACCCCAGTCTTGAGAACATTCTTGATGAAATTCTTGGGTGGCTCAAATTTACTCCCAAAGTCTTGAGATTTGGAGGTACACTCAGACTTGACTTGGCTACTGAAGGTGGGATTCTCCAAAGTCGCCTTGACAAATATAGTAAATGTATTCTTCACCTGTTGGGGCTTCAACTTAATCTTCTTAGCCATCTCCTCGATGATACCAGCAGCCACATGTGATGCTATATAGTCAACATGGGACCCACCCTTAGTGGTGCAAATACCATTTACAAATGACACTTGTTCCATACCATTTTCAGATGGCCCAATACAGACAGACCATCTATCAGTGGAAACCATACAAATATTTTCAACCCCCTCATGCATCTTGGCATAGACATCAAAAGTTTGTTTTGATAAAACTTCACCATTGAACTTCACCTTACAGTTTGAGGTTGTACAAATATTTGCATCCCAAACCCTCTTTTCAAAAATTTTATAAATTCCCAACTCCATTTGGGACATCCCAAATCTTTTCCAATCTGGAGTAAAAGTTATAGAGACGGAGGAAGTTGTTCCCGAATGTTTTTTAATTTTTGGCTCTTCACAGGTTGTCATATTGTTTGACCATTTTTGGGTATACATTTGTTTAGTCTCGTGATCCTTGATAATAATTGAAAATGCAGAAGAGTAAATATTTGTGAGCTTGGCTCCATATCCATTACGACCACCCACAATCCTCTTTTGGGTATCATCATAATTTGTACTCGTGAGAAGATGACCGAATGTAAGCTCAGGGTTCCAAATACCCTCCTTCTCATGCATCCGGACACCAATACCACCTAGGGGACCGTTATTCTCAATGGATACAGAACCAGTCTCTTTGTCTACAGAAACTGAAATTGAATTGACATTTTTGGGGTGAAGGGAATTTCTATCAATGGCATTGACTAGGATTTCATCAAAAATTTTAAGGAGGGCTGGGGAGTACTTGATGTTCTTTTTTTCAAATTTTTTGTTTTCTTCATCTAGGACCCAATAATTTTCAGTACCAATCTCAACTGGACCAACATAAGAATCAGGTCTCTTGAGAATGTGCTCAATGTGGGTGAGCTTTTGGATACTCTCCATTTTGTATTTGAATATATGAGATTGTTTTCTTTACTTAGGTTAAGAAATGACATATATTTACCTCATTGTCGTGATTATCATACTTTTCATGTTGATGCAGAACAAGTCTAGGGGTATGAAGCATTCAATAGAGAAACTCGTCAAACAGTCAGCAAGGTATGCTACCATTGCACAACAAGACAAATCTCCAATGACAGCCCTCCTCCACGCAAACTACGCCGCATCCTACCTCAACGCCCTAAAGGATATTGCTACTGAAAATCAAATCCATAATGCCACGGGTATAGATGTCAAGAAGTTCAAGGAGCATATTATTAATGTCCAAGACATGGTATCTAAGAAGACTTCAGAAACATGCCCCGAAATAATGGGACAAGTGGATGTCTACTTGGCAGAAATTGGGGGTGAAGTTTGAACACCTAAGTAAAGTTAAAATCCAAGTTAAAATCCAAGTTCAAAATGGAAGTCATCCAAGACTCTCTCTGGCAAACTTGTCTCACTGATGCGATGAAGATGTATCGGGTCAGTGAGGCAAATGAAAAGTGTAAACATCTCGCGAATGCGACTTGGGTCATGAAGAATAAATACAAACACGCTCAAGTGAGGAAGGATACCAGGAAAACTATAATGATTGAGAAAACTCCAGAGGTGGTGAATGAGCAACGCACATCTAAAAAGATTTGCCAAGCCATCACAATGTCCGGCAAACCTTGTTCTTTTAGGGCTGTCTGTGGGAATTTCTGTAAAAAACATAATGTAAAAAAAGATGTGCTTGGTGTTAAAATTAAAATATAGATGTAGATTAGAATAAATGTTAGACCAAGAAAGTCTTAGACCTGTAATATTAGCAATGGCTATATACATTACACTCGTTTCCCTCGTACCTCGCATTATTAAAAAGCCCACAGGTATTTCAGTAGTTGATGACCTAGTAATGTCTATGATTGTTCAAAAGGATTCAATGATGAGCGGTACCATTCTAACGGGCCTCATCATGTTCCTCTCCAATTATATTCAGAATGAATTCATGTAATACATTCTCTTTACCAGTTAGTTTCTTAGTGTGCGTGTGATCCATTTTACGCACACGGTTTTCATAGGCGTGCCTCATGAATTCCAAGAGTTGGTTTGGGTTGGGATTACCCCAAAGCATTTCCTTTTTGAAAAGGAAATCGTCAACCCCAATCTCTTGAAGTTCACAGTCAATAGTATATGGTGTTTTTACATATTCATCTGCAGCCCCATACTTGGTGATGATGACGGGTTTATCCCTAAGTGCCGCCTCTACAGCACCCAACCCAATACCCTCGGAATGTGAGAAACTTACATAACAGTCAGACCTATCATGAATTTTGTCCATCTCCTCATCTGACACGAGACCATTTATTATTTCAACTCTAGGGATGTTTATTTGTACATCCTTGTTACAAGTTGCCTTTACTAAGAGCCTTGTGTTGGGTTCGTTCAATCGCATGAAGGCTTCCAAGATACCCCTAAAATTTTTTCGTCTATCCATTACATTTCCAATGTGATAAAATGTATAAGGTTTCTCTTTGGGTGGCTCAGGTACATGAGCATGTATGACATAAAATTCATTCTCAGGAAATTGCCTAGAAAATACCATCTTACAAAATTCACTGGGGACCGCCACTCTCTTGAACTCCTTCATTATGAGGCTGTAATCTTCATGAACAGTTTCAGTTTCACATATTGTCATACAGGCGAGATGTTTCACTTGCTTCTTGGCATACTCAATATACCTAGTATGACCCTGAATAGGTAATACATAAATTAATCCATATTCACTCTCTGGATACTCAGAACCAAGTTGATAATATTTGGCATCTTTGAATAATTTTATATATTTTAAACATTGTTGACCAATACCACTCAGGGTGTTAGGACCAATGATGATCATTTAGTTTAAAGATATTATTATCTTTATATATAGTAAATGGATTCTCTACGCAAAGAAGTTGAAGCTGAACTTAAGCGCACTCGCCTTGATAAGGGTCGCCTATACGATCTCCTCTTGAAAATTATTGATAACAGTGGTGGATCTGGTTCCCAAGGACCCCAAGGACCCCAAGGACCTCAAGGACCCCAAGGACCCACTGGTGCTGTAGGACCCCAAGGACCCACTTGTCAGTGTAAGTGTGTGTCTAAGGCTCCCGCTCCAACCCCAAAGCCAGCTGTGGAAACTCCAGTTAAGAAGACTGTCAAGAAGAAGGTTAATTTGTAATTTCATCTAATCGTTTATTAATAAGTTCACAATATTCACTGTTAATTTCAACACCCTTATAAGGTAGGTTTAATTTTTTAGCCGCCACACACTCACTTCCAGAACCAGCAAATGGTACAAATACATATCCATTTTCTGATGGCTGTTTACAGGATTTTATGAGACGCTCACATAGGGCCAAAGGTTTTTGTGTTGGATGGTCTACACGCTCATTTTTACCAGCACCCCCAGCGAGAGCTGGAATTTTGATGACATCCCTAGGTAGGGCTCCAGATGGGTGGGCAGTGTATGTTGTAGTTTTTTCACCTTTTGAGAACCGACCCTTTGTGGCTTTTCTCTCCTTTCCAGCTGAACCATTAACAAAACCATCTGTATATGCCTCGCGGACCTCATCACGATGAAATACCTTGTCCTTTTTCCATAAAACTATGATGGATTCATGAGATCTTTGCCAGAAATTGAGGGAAGGTGTAGTTTTATTTGTATAGTGCCACACAACCCAACGTCTATTTATGTCTAATGGAATCCTACTCAAAATGAGGGCTAGATTTTCACTAAATCCATAAATAAACATTGTACCATCCGATCGTAGTACACGAAGACAACCCTCTATCCATTTATCACACCATGTGAGATATTCATCCATAGGCTGTTTGTCACTCTTGTTTCCAAAATCTTTACCAATATTATAAGGTGGATCTGCAATTATAATTTGTGCAGTCTCATCACCTAAGTTGGGTAAAACATTGAGTAAATCATCGCAAACAACTTCCGACATTCTATTTACTGTTTATATCACTCATAACTTTAAACATAATGAGCCTGAGAAGCATCATTCCAATTCATGCCATCACCAAGTCCAAGGAGTATGCAAATGTAATGAAAAAAAGAACCCAATTTGACTACTATCATGAACGCGGTGCATCAGATGAAATGTTAAAACTTGTCACTATGAATAATAAAACATATGGTACAGGTTTCATGGAGCCTTATATCCGTTCACACTTTGGAATGAAAAATCCAATCAATTCCGAACACGATGGTATCTACTTGGATAAAAAATTTGAAATCAAAGCTCCGAGATTTGGAAATACCGGTACCTATTTTATCCAACATCTTAAACCTAACCATGACTTTGACTATATTTTAATCGCTCTTCTTCAGCCAGGTGGGATTGAGACTTTCGTCATAAAAAAGCCCGATATGTACAAACACCTAAAACTCCAAAAGGGGGAGGGATACTTTCTTCGTAAAAATGAAATTGAAATTATCAGTCATAGTGTGAGTGATGAAGAAGATCTAAAGACATTTTTAATCAATGACAATAAAGATTAGATTTTAAAATAACTATGTTCGTACGCAAGGTCATCTGCGGTAATTTTAGTATCTGTGAGACCCAAGTCACAGATACATTTACACCCACTCCATATGATGAATGGATTTGGCTTCGTGATAAAACTGTGTATACTGTTAAGGTTGAGGGGGTTGAGAGAAAGGTGTATACATGTGAACTCATATCCTATGACGAAGTGATTTTACTCTCTCATAGGGATGACCTTACATTTCAGCCATCTGGTACACATGTTCCCAAAGTTGAAATGATATATGGTCGCTGTGTACCATCTATGCACTTTTTAGATTCCAAACATAGGGAGTATGTAAATACATTGAAATTGGGAAAAGGTGATATCTTAGCCATTAAGTCGGTGGCTGGTAGTGGTAAGACAACTACCCTACTCAAGTTGGCGGAAGTTCACAAAAATAAAAAAATTTTATATTTAGCTTTTAATAAAAGTCTCATTGATGAAATTAAAAGAAAAGCTCCAAAAAATCTTCACCCACGCACATTTGACTCACTTTTGTATAATATGATGGATCCAAAACCAAATACTATTATGGACATCAAGCCCCATACCATTTCCAAATTAGTTCCATGGTTAGCCAATAAACCATGGAAAATGAAGGAGAAATATGCATATGGATTTGATAATTTCTGTAACCAGATTCATCATGATACCATAGAGACTTATGCCCAACACAAATTTGGAAAACCAGAAAAGATTTTACATAATTTGTGGGAGGATGCTGTGAAACGAAAGTTCCATTCATTTGGTACCATTAGGAAAATGTGTCAAGTTGGTCACCTCTGTAGGGGTCTCATTGACAAGAGTTATGACATGATTTTCATTGATGAGAGTCAAGATTTTGATCCCCTCATGCTTTCAATTCTATTGAGAGATACCACCATCCCCAAGATTTTTGTCGGTGACCCAATGCAGGCAATTTACCAGTGGCGTGGTGCCATCAATGCATTTGACAAGCTACCACCACAAACAAAAATTGTTGAATTTTACACCACATTTAGGGTTGGTGAGCCAGCTTGTAGTGAGATTCGTAAAAAGTTTAGAAATTGTTGGATGATCCCAGGTAAGTCTAACCACACCAAGATTCTCTCAGATGGGACACCAGATTCCAAATACACATATCTATTTAGGAGTTGGCGTGGCCTCTTTGAGACGGCTAGGGATACCCCAAAAGTTTGGATTAATAATTTTGAAAACCAATCCACCCTCATGAAGCAATTGAGTGAAAAGCTAAAAAAATTCAAACTTTCGGATGATGAAAAGGCCAAGTTCTCAGATGACTTACCCCAATTCCTACTCTCCCTAGGACAAGGTGAATTGGAGAGAATGATTGCGGATATTGAGAGAAACATTGTATCTAGGGATGAGTGTATATGTGAGATGTACACCATACATTCTTACAAGGGGCTAGAGGCTGACATTATCAAAATCCACAGTGATGTTGATTTTGATAATGAGGAGAATTTGAGATATGTCGCCCTCACGAGAGGTAAGACTGTTGTCATAGAGAAGGAGGAGATGAAGGCCACCAATGCATTTGAGAAATACATAAAAGAAAAATGTTCGTTTAGATAAAATGCCATCACTAGGCGTGCGTGCAATATTGTTTAATTCTGGATTGGCATTATTTTGTTTAATTGATTACATAAAATTATGGAATAGAGTAAAAAAGAAATGAGTTTAAAGGTAATTACCGTGATTAATATACAAATGAGCACTCTCGCCATCTCCAAGCCTCCCGTCCCCGTGAAGACCACCAAGAAGCTCAAGAAACTTGGTAGGCCCAATGACTATCTATCAGTCGCAGAGCGAATCAATGGTCGTACAGCGATGGTCGGTTTTACTTCGGCACTGGTTGACGAGATCATGACCGGTCATTCTATCAGTACACAGTTTCATGACAACGCAGGGCTTGTAGTAGCCGTCAGCGCCCTAACCTTCTTGGGCACTGCTGTAAACTCCGAGGATGAGGGTTATATTCAGGGCTTCTTTGAGCCCGACAAGGAGTTGATCAATGGACGATTGGCCATGTTGGGTGTATTATCCCTAGCCCTCACGGAGTCTCTGCATCCAGGAGTCCCGTTGTTTTGAAACCTAAGTGACTCTCTAAAAATGTAATATGTAAAATGAATACATTCTGGTCCCGAAGTAAAAATCCAGCGCACCGCTATCTTTCCAATTTTCAACCATGTCCCCTGGTTATACCCAGTGACTTTTTCATTTCATACGTCACTGGGTATATCTTCCCATCGGTTGAAAACGCATTCCAGGCTTGTAAGTATGCGTATTCAGACGGGCCCATGCATATTCAGGAACTTGTGGGTTGTTCTGCCAAGGAGGCCAAGTCTATGGGTTCGAAGGGGGGTATGAAGAAGCGTCGCACGACCCTGGATGTGAACACATGGAACCGTGTATCATATGAATGTATGAGTGAGTTGTTAAAACTGAGATTTGATCAGGATCCACAGTTTCGTGAGACTATTCTTAGTACCCATGGGAAATTTTACCACATAGAGACGAGACCTCCGTATATTTGGGGTGGGTGCATGAAGAATGGTGTGTGGGTTGGTCAGAATAGATTGGGTGAGATTATAAATAGCTTGAAATAATATTTACTGATTTTTATTCACCCACCAAATAAATCCACCTAGTAGGGATGCCAGTAGAGCTATCAAAAGACCAAATGAATATTTTTTTGGTTCCTCAGGTGGCTTGTCGGGTAGTTTTTGTACGTTATGATTTAGGGTGTCCATCTTTTTGAGAAGCTTCTCCAATACTTGGAGGATTTGGAGTTCTCGGTCCCTAGGTTTCTCTTTAATATTGACTGTCGTAATTTCCAAAACCATAAACCAAGTGGCATCTGGCTGGAGGGTCAGATAATCACCATCATCCTGTTGTTCATATATTTTGAAGTTTAACTTCTTTATAGAGATTGGATTGAAATAATTTGTCTGCCTATTGAAACTTTTCCATTGTTTATCTCTCAAAATAGTTGTTGAATTTCCACTAAAATGACGCTCTAGGGGTACTCGCGCTAATATTTGACCATGGCGTTCGTCTAAAATCTGAGCCACTTTGGGTACATCTGGACACACTACATCTACAAATTTAGCTATATTATCAGATTGTGTCTGACCAACATCATCTTCACCAACTTGGGTCACGTAAAAATCAACCATTTTGATACCTATCACACGCCCCATATCTTCCACGTGTGTATTTGATTTGAGGGTGAGGTCCACAGAAAATGTATTGTTTGTACCGTTTACAAAATTTGAATCAACCATTACATATTGAACCTTTTTAGGTATGTCGTCCAATGACATTTCTAATAGTATCAGATATTATAATATAAAAAGAAAACACTAGATAGATATAACATGATTCACATAGCCATCTACAACACTTTTGACAGTATGGGAGTATATTATGCTGAGAATATTTTCAAATGGTTCAAGACTGCTATTTGGGATGCCCCATTGAGGTTATACTTGGATATTCAACTTGAACAGATTAAGCTCGAACGAAACCTAAGTAAGAAAACGATGGATGAAAATTCATCCTGATTAAATACATGAAGGAATATCTCATCCCAGTCAGAACCGACGAACTCTCAATCGCCTTCTGCCAAGCAACATCATCCTTGTGTCCAGACGTTCAGCGTCTCATTTGGCGAGAAGTACTCTATTGCAGCCAACCTATTGAAGCACCCCCTGCACCCCAAAAATGTCCAAAATATTCACGCGTTTCATCAGACGTGTTATGCCGAAACCTATTCAAGTGAATGTTGAACCCATACCCGATTTAATGGGAGAATTGGGGTTGTTATCCCTCAAATGTAAGGAAATGGTATCATTTGTAAATGATACTAGATTGGGATTGCTCGACGACCATTTGATTATTCTCTACAATATGATTGGAAGTATGAGTAGTAGGATCGATCGTGAAATACAGAGGGGTGCTAGGATTGAAAATATTCTCAAACTCAAAGAGGAATATTCTAGATTGGAATATTTTCTTTTAGAAAAAAGAAACCTAAGTAGCTCTTAAATATGTAATAAATATCTAAAAAAATGGAACATTACAACAAACTCATGGAACTCATCGACAAAGTCTCCCCCCTCATACCCGAGGGGGACTACATACAGATGTGTGATGCATTGAAATCTATCAAAGACTCTTCAATGCCTCATTCATCCCTACCCACCCTAAGATACGAACCTACAGTGGTTTCAACATATGTTCCCGAATCACCACCATATTCACCTATGGATTGGGAGGCAGGTACTTAAACATTTTACTCGTATGTATAATAAGAATGGAAGATCTCCTACAAGCTATGCAAGTAGTGGATAAAAATTCTGATATCCTACCTGAGGGTGACTATTTACAATTGTGTAATCATTTGAAGGAGGCTTATAATAAAAAATGTAAGCAAGTAACATTTTTTGATTATGATAATTTTTCATTACATATACCAACCGAAAATGTAGATATTCGTGAATATTTTACAGATCATTTCTTCAACAGGGGTATAGAATTGGACATTGATTTTATTCAAGGTCAGATTCAATATCTAGAAAAGGAAATGAGTCGCTATGATCAATTGAGACGAATTACAAAGTATGTAAAGAGGGTTGTGAGGGACCATTACTGCGATATTCATCACATAAATCAGGATAATTTTAATGTATTAATAAAACCTTCTGATTTCAGAAAGATGTGTAAATCATACCTAATCAGTGAGAATAATTTTAGAGAAAAATATAGGGAGGCTATACTTAAAAAAATTCTATGGTTAGAGGAATCTATAGAATATCTAGAGTCTTTGTAAAAAATATTTATATTAAATAAATGAGGTC